CTTTACGCAAACAGAAACCCTCTCTTTAATGTGATGGGTGTTGGTGATGTCCAAAAGACTGCTGAACGCATCTCCTATGGTCAGCCACTGACTACAGGGTCTGGCATGACCACCAAACCAAGAGAGGAGGCTATCTTTGCGGGTATGGCAGTTGCTCCTTTCGTTGGTGAAGCGGCATCCCTTGGTGCAAGAGGTGTTCGTGCTGGCGCAAAAATGGTAGGTCAAGGTATTGCTGAAAATGTGGCAATGGGTAGATCAAATCTACCTAGTTTGCTGGCTGAACCTAAACCATCACTGTTTGCGGTTGAGCCTAATGCCATGATGCCAAAACCTCAAGCACCAGTGTCTGAGTTAGGGTTCTACTCAGCGGCTGAACAGGCGGCAATGAATTTGCAAAGAAATAAGGGTACTGGTCAGGCTTTCCTAAATGACCTGATGAAAGCACCTGATGTCAAAAAAGATGAATTGTCTTGGATTGGTCTGGATGACTTCCTTAAAGACAAGCCCAATGTCACCAAGCAAGAGGTGCAAGACTTTATTGCAAACAACAAGATTGATTTGCAAGAGGTGAGATTGGGAGAAACTCCTGTTGAAGACCCTGTTGGTATTGCAAAGCGTAAAGCAATATTTGACAAGTATGAGCCAGAAATTCAGCAGTTATATAGTGAACTTGATAACATCACAGCCCAAAAAAGAAATGCTCTCAAATTAGCAACAGCAAAATATGATGAGATGCTTTATCAGTTAAATAAAGATGGGTATATGCCCACTGCACAAGATTACGAGGCATTCAACCTAGCAGAAAAAGAACTAAGACAAGCTAATAGAATGCAGAATGATGATATTGATATAAGGAATAGGCTTGGCAAAATACAAAATATGCGTGATGCTGAAGCTAATGCCGCTTATATTGTACCTGAAACTATACCAACAAAATATCAAAAATACCAACTTGCTGGCGGTGAAAACTATCGTGAGATTTTGCTGAAGTTGCCTAAAGAAAGTTTAACAACCAATGACATTGCAACAAGATTATTTGGTAAAGAAATGAGGTTTTTGTCAGAATCTGAAAAAGATGCGGTAGTTGCTGAAGCAAGAAGAATTGAAGATACAACACCAAAAGATTATGTATCTTCTCATTTCAACGAACCCAACATCCTAGCCCATATGCGTGTTAATGACCGCATTGATGCTGATGGTAAGAAGATGCTGTTGGTTGAGGAGATTCAATCTGATTGGCATCAAGCTGGTCGGGAAAGAGGATATGCAACCAAAGAAAGTTTAGAGAAGTGGTACAACCAAAATAAATTGGAAAATGATCCAGCCTTTTCAGATTTGAATAGTGAGCAAATCAGAACAGTCGAGCGCAACAGAAGTGCTGGCATGGGCGGTGCAAGCGTACCAGACGCACCTTTCAAGGATACATGGTATCAACTTGCCTTAAAGCGGATTATGAAATATGCCGCTGACAATGGATATGAAAGAGTTGGATTGACTACTGGAACTCAGCAAGCCAAGAGATATGACTTAGGCAATGAAGTCAACAGTATTGATGTCGAGTCTGTTGCAGGAGTACCAAATTTACAGTTAGTTGATATTGATGTTATTGGCGGTCAAAAAATTGCATTAGAAGTTGAGAATGGTGTTGTCAGGGAAGGCGAGTTTGCTGGCAAACGATTGAGTGATGTTGTTGGTAAAGAAATGGCGGACAAAATAACAAATGTTGCTCAAGGACAAACAAAGAGTCTGGTTGGAAAAGATTTGCGTATTGGTGGCGAGGGGATGAAGAAATACTATGACGAGGTTTACCCCAAGTTTTTAGAAAAGTATGGAAAGAAATGGGATGCTAAAGTTGGTGAGACAAAGATAACTACTGAAGATAATGCTTGGAATATGGCAGAACAAATAAAGCAAAGAGGAATATCAGATGCACAATGGAGAGCATTAAGCGAAGAAGATAAATTAAAGTTGTGGAATGATATTAAGAAAAGCGTTGGCAGAAAACAAGAACCCATCCGCTACATTGACATTACACCTAAAATGAAGGAAAGTATCAAAAAAGGTCAACCATTAGCATCTGCGGAGCAAGCACCAGAGATGCTTGCGTCTGGCGGTCTTGACTATGCTGACCCTTTTAAAAATCCACTGTTAGAAAGCACAATCGGATAACACTATGGCAACAGATAAATTAGAACAAAACGAATTCCAAGAACCTACTGAGGCTGATAAGGAATTAACAGCATTTGTTATTGACCACTGTGATCGGTGGAGAAACTATCGGGATACTAATTTCCTGTCAGATTGGGAAGAGTATGAACGTATCTTCCGAGGTCAGTGGGCTGATGATGACAAGACTCGTGAATCAGAACGTAGCCGTATTGTGACCCCTGCAACTCAACAAGCTGTTGAGACTCGTCATGCTGAGATCATGGAAGCAATCTTTGGTCAAGGCGACTTCTTTGATATTGAGGACAACATTCAAGACGTTAATGGCAACCCGATAGATGTTGAAATGATTAAGTCTCAACTGATGGAGGACTTCAAGAAGGATAAGATTCGTAAAGCCATTGACCAGATCGAATTGATGGCTGAAATCTATGGCACTGGTATTGGCGAGATTGTCGTTAAGACTGAAAAGGAATACATCCCTGCAACTCAGCCTATTCCTAACCAGCAAGGTCAAGCAGCTATTGGCGTGATTGAAAGAGACAGAATTGCTGTCAAGATCATGCCTATCAATCCTAAGAATTTCTTGTTTGATCCCAATGGAACATCAGTTGATGACTGTATGGGAGTGGCTGTAGAGAAGTTCATCTCTATTCACAAGATTGTGGCTGGCATTGAGTCTGGTGTATACCGCAAGGTAGACATTGGCATTGTTGCATCTGACGAGGATTTAGAGGCAACTCAAGAAATTCAAATGTTTCAAGACCAAAAGGTCAAGCTGTTAACTTACTATGGTCTTGTGCCTAGAGAGTATTTGCAGAATTTGGCTGAGAACAAGGACATCGTTGAGTTGTTCCCTGAGAGTTCAGATGCTGAAGATTATCAGGATTTGATTGAGGCAATCGTTGTGATTGCCAATGATGGATTATTGTTAAAGGCTGAAGAGAGTCCTTACATGATGAAAGACAGACCAATCCTGAGTTATCAGGATGACACTGTTCCTAATCGTTTGTTGGGTCGTGGCACAGTTGAGAAAGCCTACAATATGCAAAAGGCTATGGATGCTCAAATCCGCAGCCACTTGGATTCATTGGCACTGACTACAAGCCCAATGATTGCAATGGATGCAACTAGGTTGCCAAGAGGTGCAAAGTTTGAGGTAAAGCCAGGAAAAGCTATCCTTACCAATGGCACACCTAGCGAGATTTTGTATCCATTTAAGTTTGGTCAGACAGATCAAAACAACCTTGCCACTGCACAGACGTTTGAGAGAATGTTGTTGCAAGCCACTGGTACTCTTGATTCTCAGGGTATGGTTACTCAGGCATCTAGAGATGGTGCTGGTATGTCTATGGCGGTGGCATCCATCATCAAGAAGTACAAACGTACTCTGGTGAATTTCCAAGAAGATTTTCTTGTGCCATTCATCAAGAAAGCCGCATTCAGGTATATGCAGTTTGATCCTAACCGCTATCCCTCTGTGGACATGAACTTCATCCCGACTGCTACCCTTGGCATCATTGCTAGAGAGTATGAGCAACAGCAGTTCATTGGTTTGTTGCAGACTTTGGGGGCTGATACGCCAGTATTGCCGATTATTTTGAAAGGCATTGTGGCTAACTCCAGTTTGAGCAACAGATTTGAGATGATTGCCAAGTTGGATGAAATGATGAAGCCTAATCCAGACCAACAGCAGATGCAACAAGCTCATCAACAGTTGGCGATGCAAGCGGCACAGGCACAGATTGCTGTCAATACCACTCAAGCAGAGCAAAATCGTGCAGAGGCAACCAAGTTGATGGTTGAGGCGCAGTTAATGCCGCAAGAAGTACAAGCTAAAACGGCTAGTGCATTGACCAAAAACTTGCCGAATCAAGACGATTTAGCCTCAAAAGAGTTTGATAAGAGGGTTAAGATTGCTGAATTGATGCTTAAAGAGTCTGATATTAAAAACAAAGCCAAGATTGTTGAGTTGCAGATGGCAGACAAGCAAAATGCAAGTATGCAGATCAAGCATGACTTTTTGAACAAGCTAAATACTGGATTAAAGAACAATGGCTAATATTCGGGAACTTATTCTCAGTATTGAATCAGATGCATTGACATTTGATGAGAAATTAGCCGCCTTGACTCAGGTTGAGGAGACTCTTGTTGCAATGCAACAGCAAGAAGAAGATGCTGTTCAAGAGAATGTTGACTTGATTGTTGAGGCTATCAAGGTCATGCAAGAAAAGGTTGATGCTCAAGTCAATCGTATTGCTGATTTTGTGCCTGAAAAAGGTGAAAAGGGCGATAAGGGTGAACGTGGATTAGATGGTCGGCAAGGCGTAGATGGTAAAGATGGTCGAGATGGAATCAATGGTCGAGATGGTAAAGATGGTGTAGATGGTATATCGGTTATTGATGCCAAGATTGACTTTGATGGTTCACTAATTATCACTTTATCCACTGGTAAAGAACTAAATGTTGGTGAAGTTGTTGCTCCTGACTTGGCTGAAAAGATTAAGTTAGTTACTTCTGGTGGTGCTGGTACTGTTTTGCCTAGCCAAACAGGGAACTCAGGCAAAGTTCTAGGTACTGATGGTGCTAATTTATCATGGGTAACTGGTGGTGGCGGTGGTAGTGGCACAGTTACAAGTGTTGCGGCTACTGGAGGAACTGGAATATCAGTTTCAGGCAGCCCAATAACAACATCTGGCACTTTAACTATTACAAACACTGCACCAGACCAAACAGTTGCATTGACTGGTTCTGGTACTACTGCAATTACAGGAACATATCCCAATTTCACAATTACATCAAACGATGCCTATGTAGGTACTGTCACATCAGTGGGTGGTACAGGCACAGTCAATGGTTTGACCTTAACAGGTACAGTTACATCAAGTGGAAACCTAACTTTAGGTGGGACACTTAATTTGTCTTCTCCTCCTGCTATTGGCGGAACAACTCCTGCGGCAGTATCTGCAACAACTTTAAGTCTGACAGGCACAACCGATCAGGTTTCTAGCGTAGCAGTGTCATCTGTTCCATCTGCGCCATCTGCGGGCAATTTAAAGACATTTGCTAGAACTATTGCGGGTGGATATACAGCACCAGCGTTTTTGAATGCTACGCAAGCTGTTGCAATGTTGCAACCAGCAATTGCTAATAAGCGTATTGGGAATTGGTTTCCTTTAAATAATGCTAATCCTACTGTTGTTGGTTTAAGTGCTTTTACTGGTGCTATAGGGTCTGTAATTCCAACAACAACATCAATGTTTACAAGGGCAAATAGGATTACAAATTCAAGTTCCGCAACTGCTGGCACTCTTGCCAATTATTATCAAACTGTTGCATCTTATACATTAGGTTCTGCTACGTCACCCGCGTATGGTGGGTTTTACTTTGTTATGCGTTTTGGGATTGCCGATACTGTTGCATCTCCAAGGTCATTTTTTGGTGTATCAAGCACAGTAGGCGCACCAACCAATGTAGAACCCTCCACTTTGGCAAATAGTATTGGCGTAGGTCAAGGCGCGGCAAATACAAACCTATTTCTTTATTATGGTGGCTCTGCGGCACAAACTCCTATTGATTTAGGTGTAAATTTTCCAACAGGAACATCAAATACTGATTTATATGAACTAACTTTATTTGCGCCTCCTACATCCAACAACACAGTTTATTACCAAGTAATTAGACTCAATACTGGTAATGTGGCATCTGGAACGCTAACAGGAACTGCGGGTACTGCTTTGCCAGCAAATACTACATATTTAGCAATCAGGAATTGGCGAACCAATAACGCTACTGCCTCTGCGGTAACTATTGCTATTGCTGGTATGTATATAGAAACGGATTACTAATGTACACAATAATTCTTGACCAAGGAACAGTAACAAGGGATGAAGATGGTAAGGTAGTCGCACCTTGTCAATCAGACCAAGACCCTGATTTTCGTGCTTATATTGATTGGGTAGAGGCAGGGAATCAACCTACTATTTTGGAAACTAGAAATGACTCCTGAGTTACAAAAGTATTACGAAGACGATTCTTTTAAATTAGAATTTTCTGAAACTGAAATCACAAATAAGTTGTGTACTTTATGCTATGAAAAAAAACCATTTGATGAATTTTTAAAAAATATTCGATATAAAGATGGTTATTACAAACATTGTAAAAAGTGTCATTATGAAGTATATGGCAGAGATTCGCATTATAAAAGAAATTACGGCGTTTCTCAAAATGAATACAATAAAATGTCTTTGGATCAAGATAATAAATGTAAAGTTTGTAAATCAGAAGCAAGTGATGGGCAATTTACAAGATTGGTTGTAGATCATTGCCATAAAAACAATACATTCAGAGGTTTAATTTGTCAATCTTGTAATATGGCATTAGGAAATGTCAAGGATAATTCTGAAACATTAAGAAAATTAGCAGATTACTTGGATGACTACTATGACCCCAGAACTTGACAAATACTATTCAGATCGATTTTCCATGATGGCAATGGATGGTTGGAAAGAATTAACTATTGATATTGACAATATGATAGAGTCACTCAATAATATAAGCGTTATTCCTGATGAAAAGACCTTAATGTTTAAAAAAGGCGAACTTTCCATCTTGACTTTGCTATAAAACTTGAAAGAGGTCAGCGAAAAG